CTGAAAGACAGACGTTTGTCTATTGTACAGTTCACAGAGAGATACTTACAGCCTGCTTCCAATCTGCTTGCAAACCATGTGGATATGAGTATCGCACAGGCAATGAGAGATGCCTACTTCCAGTTCGGTACACCAGGAACGGCACTGAGCTATGAAGATGTAACCATCGGTCAGGCATACGCAGCAGGTGTGGCGATCCCTACGGACGGGTTGACAAGGCTCATCACCAACACCATTGACCGTGCGAACATTTCCAATGGTATCAGCAAAGTGTATAATGATGCACTGGTAAAAGATGCCATTCAGAAAGGATATGCCGGAGAGCTGGCAGGGTTTGAGACATTTTTCTCACAAAACCTTGTAATGCATGAGACAGGATCGCACACGAGAAATGAGCAGGTTGAAGTAGACTTGCAATGTGGTGATACGCTTGCTATCAAGAGTACACAGGCAGGGGCTTTCAAGCGCGGCGATAGGTTTACGGTAGGTGTCACTATCAGCCCGGCTATCAATTCAGGAACATGTACTGCACAGGATGGCATGGGTAACAGCATTGATACGGGAATGGACCAGAACGTGGACGGGTATCCTGTTGTGGATGCGCCTATCACTGTTATTGGTGATCCTGACAGCATTTACAGAGAGAACTACATTATGCACAGAGACGCGGTTGCGTTGGCGAGTGTACTGATGGCTCCTGGACCGGATGCACACCCATCAACGGCACATGACCCACAAACAGGGCTTGCATGTACAGCGACAACATTCTTTGACGGAAACAATTACGTGGATAACCTGCGTTTGGATATTCTGTATGGAGTGAAGATGGTCAGACCTGACCTGATTTTTAGAGCTACCTGCGAGAAGATATCTTAAAGATATCATAAAGTGACACCGCCGCCTGGCGGTTGTCATTCACTTACAAATATCCCCCATTTATTATCCTGTATTTTTCTTATTAGTAGAATCTTGTTCTCATACCCTTGGTCGCCAAAGAAGGACTGATCCGATCCTGATATAGTAATGCTCCCTTTCAATACAAGCCCACCACTTATACCAGTGGCAATTTTTACTGTAAACTGATGTCCTATCGGTAAAAATGATGGCAAGTTATGTATTGTTGCTATATCTGATCCATTTATATAATATGAATAGTCTTTCGCAGGGGTAAAATCCTCCGTTCCGTCATTGTAGTCACCATCAGGGAGTTTATTGTATTCTTTGTCTATATTTTCATTAAATGATATTTTGTATTTTCCGTCCGCACCTTTGTATAATTCAATGAATTGGTCAAGATGTGTCCCATATCCTATGAAATTGCTGTCACTGTCTCTTACCGGGATAAAGTTTTCATTTTCGTTTATGAATATTGCTGCTTCTTTTAGTTGTGACCCAATATAAATGTAAAAGTGTTGAACATCGTTCCTCATAATGTTGATATGTGCTACATCCGATCCATCAACATAGTAACACTCCCCCTCTATAGGGATCTCTATCCGATATTTTTATAATGCTCCCGTGTCTGAATTTTACTTCAGAGTAAAATGGAAGTACCTTATCGAATTTTGTATAGTTCTCTGTATCTATTATCACCATTTTCCCATTTCCCCTAAAAGCATCACATACACAATATATATTGCCGTTTGACTCAATAAGTGATGGACCCTCCACCCACTGGATAGAACTTTCCCCCACTTTCTGGAACACAGATATGGGGTCTGTTCCTTTAAAAAATTCAATTCTTTTTGAATATTCATCTTTGTGCGCGTAATACATAGTTGTACCGTGGAAGAACATTTCAGGGTCTATCATGTTCTTTTCTTCTGTGTATTTTATTTTTGCCGGTGTTTCAAAAGAGAGATCATTAATGTTTGTGCATTTTGAAATATAGTTTCTGAACACTGGAATAACATCTCCTCCTATATCCTCTTCATCTGGTGCGTATTGAATGGATATAGTTACATACAGCTCATCATTAAAATATATCAGGTCGGGAGCCCATATCTTATCGACAGTCACCGTCCCTCCATCCGGTGCGGTTCCGCCAAGTACCCCCCCACCAAGTTTGCAAAGGTATTTATTAAAATTAACAAAATCAAAGGTTTCATAAATAACAAAATCATGCGATCCAAGTGCATATCCGGTTGCAGAAATGAGAAATCTTCCGTCTATTTCTATGATGGACGGGTCTCTTCCTTCAACGTCTGCCTGGAAAACGGGGGTATATGACAATCCATTGTACGATGCAATGAATTTAAGCCTTGTATCTTCATTGCTATCGAAACATACTCCGAAGAAGAAGCTGTTTGTGTTTTTAGCTCCACTGTCTACAATATATGTGCCATGATTATTTTTTATTTCGGCTATTGTCTCCCTTTTTTCATCGGGATACCATTCGGTATGTACATCTCCTGAGAATATCCTTACCCATGTACCGCCAAAATCAGAAGCGATATACACTCCGTTATCTTCATCTATATTGTTGGGAGTATAGTAAAATGCTCCTCCTCCCTTATTGTTTGCCGCGTCTCTTTGTTTTACCATACATGATGTTATTTTTGTTATGTCTACACCGCGTAAATCATCCAGATATTCAACATACCCTTCTACTTCATGTGCCACCCCGTGTTTTAGTGCGGGGAACATGACAATAATGACATCTGAAGAGACAAGGGGTGTTGAAAAGGTGATGGTGTCTCCTGTATATGAATATTCAGAACTTTCAAGCAATAGACCATTTTTATGAACAACAGGCGATCCAAGTATGCTACATCCAAGAGAAAGCGTGTCCCCGTCTATTCCTGTGAACTCCTCTCTGCAATCAATGATGTAAGATGGTGTAATGTCTCCTCCTGACCCACATGCAGGGATGAAGTTTGTGATACTCCATATTTCTACCCCGTCACTGTCTCTCAATGTAATGTCATACTCTCCATCAAGCAAATACACATCTGCCTTCCCTGATGCACTCAGTCTGATAGGGTATTCGTTCTGTGAAGTCAGCTTACTGTCAGTGAATGTAGCCACAGGTTTTCCTGTGCAGCACTCAGTGATCCAAAGCGTCCCCATCGAAACTACGTTACCCTCATTGTCTATCCCCTGGAATTTACCATCGTTGAATATCACTGCGTTACTTGTTGTTGCCATAAAAATTACCTCCGTTGTGTTTTAGAAAATTATATTAAAATAGTAGAAATCAAACAGGAGATGATTATGGTAAAGATATGTTACGAAAAAGCAGCATGGCTATTCAAAGGAACAGAGCAGAAGATGGTAGAAAAAGATTCCGAAGAGTATACTACCCTGATTAAAGAGGGATGGGTATCGGATCGCACAGAAGCAGCTGAACCAACAGAAGCAGAAAAGCCAAAATCATCCAAAAGAGGTAGAAAAAATGAAAAGTAAAGAAGGTTTTACACTATCAGGCGTGACACTGACAGAAGCAGGCATCCAAGCCACAACAGGCACATTTGCCAACGTAACAGCGATAGAGTGTGTCGAGGATGGGCAGCTCAAAATCACATGGCCAAGAGGCTCAAATATGACATACTCTTTTGTGGCAGGGATGGCAAATCCCATTCACTGTGCATCTGTAGAGGTTGTGTCCGGGAAGTTCAATATTTCACAGGTTGACTGATGTTCCGGCTTAATAATATGATGCGTACCCGTGATTTTGGTTTTGGGTATGGATATGCTGTTCCTGTTCCCCCTGACTGGTGGATGATAGATACCTTATCAGAGGATGATATACTCGGCGTATGGGATTTTGCATGGGGAGGGCACAAAAGCAGAGATGATGCGTTCGTTCCGTTTTCGGGAACAATGCCAAACCTCACGGTTGACAGCGGCGATCCGGGGTGGAATAAGGCGACAGGCGTATATTTTGGCGGTCAGGGGGTCATTAAATCAGACCTCCCCGAAGTTGAGGTGCACAACCTGTCTGTCATTATACAGTTCTCAAATGCAGTGCAGAACGGTACGCTTGACGCTTTCTTCTCACACTATCTTGACAGCAGTCACTATACATTACAAAACAAATTTAGTGACAATACCGTAAGGTGGTCGTGCGGGGACGGTGACTCACCAACGCTTGAAGTGGCTGGGGAAATGCTTACAGAAGGAGTATATGGTGTATCCGGACCACATCTTTACATCAACGGCGCACTCATAGGTACGCAGCCTGACGAGGGAGTAGTGACGGTATCAGGGTTGATTTTCAGACTTGGTGCGATATTTTCCGGCAGCGGCAATACTCAATTTATTAAGGCGAACGTGCAAAAGCTGCTAATAGTCAATAGGCGGCTTACAGACAGGGAACAAAACGAAATATCTGTCAATATCAGCGGGTCATGTGATAAACCTGATGGTGAATTGCTTGATAACTGGACTTTTGATTGCGGTATTTATAAGTGGGGGCATGATGAAAATTATCCCGCTATTGTTACCGACAACAGAAACGGATCTCTTCATTTGAAATCAGAGTCTGACTTTGGCTCACTTGTACCAGAACTGGACGGGGTGCTTCCTTCCGATACATATATCCTTGAATGCAAGGTTGCAAATATTTCAGGGATCGGGAAAATGTCAATACGTGAGTCTAACAATACCTGGCACAATGGACCGGACATCACGACAGACGGCGTACACCAGTTCGAGTATACAGGTGATGTCAAGGAGATACACTGCGGGGCAAACTCTGATCCAAGCTATGAGGCTGATTATGAGTATATTAGTCTTAGAAAATCTACCAGTACCATACAGACCCCTGACCTGGATGGAGACGGCAACCCCGATACCCTACTGTTTCAGCAAGGCAATATTACAGTAACAGAAGATGCAGATAGCATCAATATAGATTATAATGGAGACCAAAATGCGGATATTATTATTCCTAAGTAGCATACTGTTCTTTACAGGATGCAACGATACGGACAACAGCTTTATTAATCTGAGTTTTCTGTGCCCTGATTGTCCTGAATGTGAAGTCTGCTCAGACTGTAACGATTCCATAGACGGCTACATTACGGATATTACAGATAAAATAGATGTAAATACGGTACAGCTCAATCACTATATCAATGAAGTAAAAGTAGAGGAGAATTTTGCCGAGTTGATCGATAATAACGGGCATATCACTACAAAGAACCATATTACGCTTCCTGAGTATCTGGGTACGCCTATAGAGCATGTTCTTATCATAAAGTTTACTCAGGTTAAATAAGCAAAAGGAGAAAAAAATGGAAATACTATCAGCAATATTGATTATGGCACTTGGAGGAGCATCTCTTCCTGGATTGTACGATTCCACCAACACTTCTGCGTTTGCAAGATTTGATGTCAACGGGCAGACGGTAGCCATAGGTGAACGGGAGCCGAAAGACAAAACAGATGTAGAGGTCAAGGACTTCTTTAAAATATATGAGCATCCGGGAGGGCCTGTTGTGATGGAGCTGTATGCTATGAAAGAGACGGCAGATCATACTCTTAACTTTGGCTATGCCGACATGGCACTGGAGAGAAAAGGATAGTTTTGAAAAACGCCGCAAAAATCATACTCGGCTTCCTGTGGACCTCTCTTCTTGTTGGATGTTCTGTGATAGGCAATGAGGTCTGCCTGTTCAAGCAGTGCAATATGATAGAACACGAAAAACACACAAGGATACAAAAATGACCGTACTTCAAACCATACGGGACGCGCTTATAGAGATAGGTGTTGCAAGCCCGAACGAGGATATAGAGGGCGAGGATATCGCCTATGCGCTCAGAACGTTCAACCGCATTATTGACTTCTACCATACGCAATCGCTTGTAACGGGTTTTATTGATACAGTGAACATTCCTGCGCCGCTGGAGGATGTATCGGATCCAAACTCTCCGAGAGTATGGAAGGGAACGATAGACCTTCAACGTGACTACCCTTCACAGGGGTTCAATCTAATGGAGATAACAGGGGCATTTTCGCGTATCACGGATACTGATTATCCGATGCGCCCGATGACTCAGGATATATGGGAGAACAACAGCTACAAAAACAATTTCGGCATACCTCAACTATACTGGGTGCGGCCAAACGGAAGCGGCAGTTTTAAGATATCGTTCGATCTTGTTCCTACTCAGGATATTTCACTCTTCCTGATGGCAAAAAAACGCCTTGACGATGGAGCGGGATTCGAGTTGACGGATGAGCCCGTATGGGATACCGGTGTGGAGAGAATGCTATTCCTGCGTACGGCGGTTGAACTGTGTGAGACATACAGTATACAGCCTTCACAGACACTCATGGTCAAAGCGGCAGAAGCAGAAGCGGCCGTCAAGACTTACAACCACCAGCCAAAGACGCTTGAGAGTTCTCCTGAACTGACAGGCCGGAGAAGATGGGGATATTACAACCCCGCGAGGCAGTGATGGACACAAAAGAACAGAGAATACCGTTTGCAATAGAAACCGCTGCGGGTTGGGGTAGGCGTTCGAGCCGTTCCGACCTTATCAACCTGTATGCCCACAAGGAGCAGCAGGGGGCAAAAGACGGCCTGCTGCTGATGAACACCGAAGGCGTAGAGGCGATATCCGATGTTCCTGACGATGAGGAGATACTGGGTATCTACCAGTTCGGAGGGTTTGTTTATGCCGCAACAGGAAACAGTTTCCTTTGTTTTGACGGCGGGGCGGACTCTGCTTCACAACTGATGATATCTGCCGCAACGAACAACGCCACATGGACAAAGATAGCGGACGTGTCATTTCCCAGCGGTACGGTACGTTTTGCCGATAACGGTATTTCGATAATGATGGTGGGAGGCAACGGGTATGCCTACACCCCGCAAACGGGAGAGTTCAAGAATATGGCTACCGAAGAGGGATGGTATCCCGCCGACACGGTCACCTTCATGGACGGATACTTCATCTTCAACCGGTCAGGCACAGGGCAGTTCTTCATCTCAAAGCTCTACTCAACTGAGATAAACCCTATTGATTGGGCAACAGGAGAGAGCGCGCCGGACGATACGGTAGCCGTGGCGGTCATACAGCGGCAGTTATGGCTCTTTGGAGAACGAAGCACCGAGGTATGGTATGACAGCGGTGATGCGGACTTCCCTTTCATGCGAATAGGCGGTGCGGTATCCGATGTGGGGTGCGCTTCCTACAAGACCGTGGCAAGGCTGCAAAAGACGCTGATATGGGTAGGGGATGATTACCGTGTATATATCTCCAACGGGTACACGCCTACAAGCGTATCCACCCCTGCGGTCGAGAAAGCACTCAAAGACAGCGATCCTGAAACACTGTCGGGCTTTGTGTGGTACTCTGCTGGTCACTGGTTCTATGCGCTGCATATAGATGATGATCTCACAATGGTATTTGACGGTGTGACGAACCTGTGGCACAGACGCATGAGCTGCAACACCGACAGATGGATGATAACCGGAGCGGACAATCTCTACATTACCAATGACCCCATAGCATGGGCAGGCGGTACGTTCTACCGCATGGATATCAATATCCTCACGGAGGACGGCGAACCGATAAGAAGAGAGGCGGTATCGCTCCCGGTAAACAAAGGGGTGGACCATTTCATCCTTGCCAAAGTAAGCCTTGATATGGATACAGGATCAGAAGCGTTTGACGTGTACGGGAAGATGATTCTCAACACATCAAAAGACAGCGGCATGACGTGGAGTACAGACAACTATGCCTATGCGGGTGGAGTCGGCAGGTACGGCAGGCTTCCTTCTTGGCGGAGGCTTGGGCAGTTCAGGGACTGCATACTCAAAATAGCAACGACAGACCCGATACCAATCAGGATAAGCGGGCTGTTTGTCACTGTTTCGTGATGAGCGCAAAGAGGAGGATACCGCCGGTGAAGAGAGCGACACCCTCCCATTTGCCCATGAACATGAATACGGACCCCAGCCCGGTGCATCCTAGCGCAACTTGAGAGAGTATGGTTTGTGTTGGTGTCATAAAAGGCTCATTCCTACATAGTCCTGGAATATTTTATTCAGTGCATCAGGGTTGAACATCGGAGACTTGCTCTTCTTTTGCACCCCGATATCGCTATCAACCAAAATACGCTTTAAAACTCTCGGATATTGATTTTCAACAAATCCCTCATCAACAAGAATACTCCAAGCATCTTCTTCTTTCAAATCAATATTGTGGGTTTTTAGATATTTTCTCAAAGACATGAAACCGTTCTTGTATGTTCGGAGACGTTCTGTCTTGAGTCGGAATATCTCCTCTTCCTGTTTTTGTATTTTTGTTTCTTTTCTTGAAAGTTCAATCCTGTTTGTGCTACATAACTTTTCTCTCATTTGATAAAATTCTAAAACAAGTTGTAATTTAAATCGTTTTACAACTTCCGTGTTCCTCATCAGAGTTAAAAGAAAAGTTGCTTGTGGCTCATTTAATCTAACGGATTTAAAATCCCACTCTTTAGGTAAGCTTAAACCGAGTATTTTAAATTCTTCTTTATAATTGCGAAGAAGTTTTTGTACAGACCGATAATCAGTCTGGCTAAAATCTGCCATATCCTGTATAGAAACGAAAAGGTCATTATCTTGGATTGTTACTATATGTTTCATAGGGAAACTCCTTGATAGAATTTTGGGTAATTCCGAAGCCCCTGTGGGTAGAGTATTTGAACCCTCTGTGTTGGCAATTATACCACACTTAAACTTTAATGTCAAGTTACAAAAAAGTTTCGGCTTATTCATGGGGTGGTAGTTGATTCAAAAGAACGGATTTTAAATCCGAACTTCCTTTTGTCATTTTCGGCAACGTTAAAAAGTGTAGGAGATTCCTCCGGCGTATTATTACATAACCTTATGATACGGGGGAGAAATCGTAACCGAATTATTACCTGAACTTATAACAAGAAAAGGGAGCTCTGCTCATTTATTGGGTGGTAGTTGATCCTCATTACTTAACTCCCTAAATATCAGGGAATTAAAATACTTTCACCGTAGCCATTTTTGCCTACGCCAAAATACGCTATAATAATCCAAAAAGAGACCGCATGGCAAAGAAGATATTCCTACCTCCTCCTCCTTCCAAAGTCGCCATTACAAGAAACAATCTTCCCACGGATGCACTAATACGATACTTTCTCGATATTGCAGGGGCAAGCGGCATCCTTGACGAGGGTATCGCCGAACTTGAGATAAGGGTGACAAAGAACGAAGAGGATATAGTAGCACTTGACGGGCGCGTGACGCAGAATGAGAACGACATCGTAACGCTTGACGCAAGACTGGTCACTGTCGAGGGTGAGATAGTCACCATCAAGGCAAGGCTTGACACGGTGGAGCAGTCCGTTACCGACCTTACTGTCAGGGTGGGCGACAACGAGACTGCCATAGCGGACCATGAGACGCGTATATCGACCATAGAGAGCGCGGGGTATATCACGGACGCGCCGCATGACGGCAAACTGTATGGGAGGCAGGATGGTAACTGGGTGGAGATCGTTTAAGTACCTGTTCATGATTGCAAAACTGCACGTGGAAGCAGGCAGGGAACA